TAAAATTACTTTACCTATCCTTCTCTCAACAAATGCTCTTTTGCTTACCTTATCAAATACTACTTTATCGACTGCACTTCCTATTCCTCGCAAGTCTTCTGGTAAAGTAAACTCATATATGTCTGCTCCATCGGTGAACTTGTAAGTTTTTGCAGGAAGATTGCTGACTACTGGTGAAGCATCTGTAGGTGAAGGAACATTCAAGTTAACTCCTGCGAAGTAGTTTTGGGCTACTTCACTATCAGATAAAGCACGGTTGTAATATCTTAATGCTAGTACTCCACCGTTAAGATAAAGACTATTTACAGAATCATATCCCAATGTAAAATCTTTGGAACTAAATAATAAAGTTGGGTTATAAGAACCTGTCGCTTTCAAAACACCATTCAAAAATGTTTTTGCTATTCCATTATTAAATGTAAATGTTAAGGTTATTGGTGTATTTATTGTAATGTTGGCCATATCTCCCGCTGTTCCAAAATTTAAAACATTGCTTGCAATTCCATCTGAAAAACTCATTCTTAAAAGAGCCGTCCACCATCGTAAAACTATACCTCTATTATCGGCTGGAATGCCTGAATACTGCCAATTTCCAAAAATTGCTTGGTTTGTGACTGTTGTATCTTTTAAATAAACTACTGTTTCAAATGTCATTGCTGATACTGGATTATTTTTTAAGAAGGAATTACCTACTGTTACTTTCGTCCCTATCCCATCAAACTTTATACCACCACTTCCATCACTACCAGAAGCAGGTTTGAAATTCATAGTTAATTTTACATAGTCTGTATATATTGTACTTGGAGTTACCCCATCGGATGCATCGGTGTACGCTAAGAAATGAACAAATCCGTTTACATCAATTTTGTTGTCTATAACTCCCGAATTCATTTCCTTTAATGTTGGGGAAGAAGAAGTATTACTATAGGTGTCTTGTGTTCCTGCATTTTTAAATGCCCATACTGAAGAAATAACATTCCAATAATCAATATAAGCTTTATTACCCGAAGGACAACTACCATATCCAGTCCAGTCAAATATAAAAGACTTTAAGTTCGATTTCAACCATGCTATCTTTCCTGCTAAAGTCTGGTCGGCAGAAGGAACTGCTCCATAGGCTTTTTCAAACTCTGCTACTATGTTGAAGGAGAAAACTTGTTGAGGAACTACTCCGTTCACTGATGTAGCAGTTGCCCTTGTTTGTCCATCACTTGTAGTTTGTATCTGCAAGTATCCTTGCTCTGCGAATCCTGTAAACGGTGGAACTACTAATGCAGATAAAGCACCATTTCTTGCTAAATGTGGATTTTCTACCACACTTCCTGCTATCTTCCCTACAAAATCTGCTATTCTATCTGCATATTCAGTAGTACGATAGTTAAAACCAGAAGCAGTTCCTACATTACCATGTCCACTCCTATCTTGAAGTACTGTAGTAGCAGGAAAGTTATTGAAGTTTCTACCACTTAACTCCATTACTAAGCCATTTTTAACTGTGTCTTTGTAGGGTTCGAAGGCTGACATAGTGGCACTTTTTTCTACCATGAATGTCTGTTTGTAAGCTTTTATTTTTAAAGGAATACCAGTTAGAGCATTCCAACCATTGGTTATTTTGAAGCGTAATACATCCCCTACTGAATAATTATCAACAGTGAGTGTTACTGATATATACAGTCTTCTTTGCCCCTCACTTAACATTGAACTATCTGGACTTGACCCTGCATTATGTCCCGATGCTATAAATATACCTTTAGTAGCATTGTATATTCTAATAGTACAAGAATCTCCATCTGATTCTAAAACCTCACAATTAGCTGAAAAAGTAATAGAATCACCAACTACAAAAGTATTATATGGAACGTTTACATACATTCCACCGGTATTAGCATTGGTTGCTATTATTATATAGTCTGTTGTTTCTTCTACAAGAACTACCCCAGAACTCGTTTCTACAGTTTTACTCATATTTTCAGGATTTATCAAATTCTTTCCCATTACTTTTGTATCTGTATACTGACTACTTGCTCCATCTTTTGCATAGTAGTTACTTGATTGAGTTAGCAAGCCATCTTTTGCATAATAGTCTGAAGCCTGAACAGTGTTTCCTTTAACTACTACATCTGCTGTGTCTTTATAAGTAATACCATTGACTAATATCGCATCACTTGAATTGAACTGTTCTACATATCCTGCTAATTTCTGTGTACCCTTATAAAAACTATAAGGGGCATAATCGCCCTTATAAACTTTTGCTGTTTGTCCATTTCTGATTATGGGCATATTATACCCCTCCTTTAAATTGGCGTTACTACATAATAAGTATCTGGATCTTTTACTGCTGCATCATATTGTGCTTGTGTCATGGCTACAAATCGTTTACCATTTATCATAGTTGAATCATTAGCATATGTTGCATTAGTAGCATTACCTGCTTGGACTGCATAGGAAGTACCCCATACAATCCAATTAGCTAACACCGCTGGATTACCAGTACCTAATAGTTGGTATGTTTTAACTATTGTCTGTACAGAGTCAACTGTTTGAACTACCTCAGCTAAATCCCCTTTTTGTGCAATTAGGTTAATTAATTCTGACTCTAATGATATTTGATAAATTTCTTGAGTAGAAGTAGCAGGTATCTGACTAATAGGAATCTTGCCATTACCATCTAAAGTAGCTACATCTTCGCCTAACATAGCAAGGAAATCCTGCATGGTTTGGGTTACTGTAAGTTGATCAGCTTCCGATAGTGTTTCAGAGTTCTTAGAGTTAGTTTCACTTGTCTTGGAATTATTCTCAGAGGTCTTGGAATTATTCTCAGAGGTCTTTGAGTTTAACTCCGATACTTTAGCAGCATCTTCAGATATCTTAGCCGCATTTTCTGATGCTAGAGCATTCTGCTCAGATAAGAGCGCACCGGCTTCAGATATATCAGCATTTGACTCGGATACCAACGCATGTTGTTCAGATAATAGAGCATTATCTTCAGATGTCTTGGAGTTAATTTCACTATTATAGGCATTAGATTCACTCGTTGCTGCATAATCCCTACTTCTACCAGCATCACCTTGACTAAGATCTGCCATTTGTGCTGAATACTCTGATGCATCCTCACTCGCTTTAGCAGCATCTTCTGAGCCTTTTGAAGCAACTTCGGAATCTTTAGCATTCTCTTCTGATACTCTAGCTAATTCTGCATACTGAGATAAATTAATGATAGCATTTTCAACTCTTGATATGTATATTTCACTTATGGTTGTTGAACCTAATATAGTGCCTTCTACATACATAGTAAAACATCTAGTAGTTAAATCCTGTCCACCTTCTGATCTGTGAATCTCACACAATACTTTTCCTTTAAGAGCAAGTACTTGAGAATTCAATACACACTCAACAACTCCAGCATCAGCATGTAATATAGTTACGCCTGAGTTTATATCTTGTTCAACTACTGTGTTATCTGGTTTTAGAAACCTAAAGAATATGGTTTCGCCTGTAATGTCTATAGAACTTGTATCATCAAGCAATTTAACTTCTAATACAGCAGACTCTATATCCCCCTGACTATAAACTAGGGAGGACACTAGTGGACCTTTTATATCATAGTATACTTTGTATCGCTTCTGTGCCATATTTATACCTCCTTAGTGATAGTCTCGATTGGCTGTGCTGAAAACATTTCTTGTCCTGAAACCATTTCTTGCATGGCTGTGATTGATTTAACCTGGAATTTAGATACCGTTTCTTCTCGTCGTCGGATTTCTTTAGTAACTACATCTACAAAGAAATTCTTAGGAGTTCTCATTACTTCTCTAGAATCGGCGTCTAATGGAACGGTTACATAATCATATATCAATTCCATATCAGGTTGTTCCTCACCATAATATGACATATCAGTTGTTCCAGTGGTATATATCTTTATTATCCCAAGTCTTTTATTAAAGAAAAAGGTAACAAATTCCTGATTGTCTGTCATTTTATTCCTCCTATCCTATAGCGGTCCATGCTAGTCTTAATCCTGAAATATAAGAACGATCTACGGCATTTCCTGCATGTTGATCAGCAAAGAACTGTCTACCATCATACCAAGTACCCCAACCATATACCTCGACTGTACCATTGGCATAGTCATAGGTTGCCTCATCTACATATGAGGTATATCCAACCATAGTTTCACCAATATAAGGAGTTGGGTTCTCTGTATCCATAACTGATACCGTAACTACAAACTTTTTACCTTTAAATGCAGGATCAACTGTAACTAATACACTATTGGCATCGCTGGTTAATTTCTCACCAGTATCTATAAGGTAATGATAGTCTCTATTTGTGGAACCAGCATGTCTCATAAGTCCAGATGCTTGTGCTATTGTATAATCACTTGCTCCGTGCATCCATTTGGAATATGCATCTGTATGTTTTGATACATCGCCAGTACCACCACCAATAGTGAATGCCCCATTAGCAAGGTTAATTGATAGTGATCCGTCAGTTGATGTAATCGTACCAGTCTTTAATAAACTACCATTTAATATACCTGATGTTATGAATGTAGCCACTATACTACCATCTTGTGTAATTGCTGTTGTATATGGGCCATTAACTCCTGTTGTAGAGTATCCTAAACCACCAATATTCCATCTCCAGACCTTCTGGGCAGTCATTATGTTTGTAGTATCCATTATGAGCATCTCATACGGTTTGCCGGCTTCATCTTGTCGTATTACTAAGTTACCACCAAGTGCTCCAGTTATCTGTTGAGTAGCATTTGCTACTGCAATCTCGAAGTCTGATGTGGTCTTAACAAGTTCGAGTCTAATTGCCTGAATTGCTTTGTTAATATTATTGGCTATATTTGGCTTGAATGCTCCTAGTTCTATCTTATCAATTCTATCAGTAAGTAAGTTCTTCTCGATTTTAATTACTCTGGCTTTAAGATTAAGACCTAGTTTACTATGTTTTACAGTTACAGTATCACCCATATATACAGTTTCAAGTATAGCGTAATCTTTATATTCTTCAGTCTTAGTTAGCTCCACAAAGTCAACCTTATAGTTGAACTGAGGGATATCACATCCACTATTGAGAATATAGTCATTACCGGCTATAGCAAGGTCTGTGACGTTGTCAATATCTGAGAAGTCAATTTGTACCACTTTTGGATGAGGATAATTGTCTATATAAGGACTATCAATGTATCCTATAGGAGCCGTACCTATTTGAGTTGTGAGTTTTAATCCATCCTTACCAACCGGTAGTATTCTGGTCACTATACCGCTAGTATCCAGGGTTTCTTCTATACCAGTTATATTCTTACGATAAGCTACTAAAACACCTCTATCAGCACCTCTATTGTTATGTAGGTTGATTGTGAAGTTATCCCTCTCAATCTCTCCTCCTATTTGCTCAATTATACCATCTGTCCCCATTATGGCTTCTACTGGGTTCTTATATTTGATTGCCCAAGTACCAAGGTTTGGAACATCAGATACCGAACGGAATCCATGAGGATAATTTGCTATATCGTGTGTATGAGTTAGCATCCAATCAAGTGCTGCTGCTCCATTCATTGATGTAAGAGTCATATCTTCTAGGAAGTAGTCAATTAAGTCATAGAATATATGTCTTGCTTTGACATTAACACTACCTAGAATTCGTTTCTTGTAATATATTCTAAATAACTGATTGTCTGCTTTGATAATATGATCCTCTACAAGATTAAGATATTTGCCATAATCATCCATAGGATGTTCAAGTTCTACCTCATATGAACCATTGAGTTCTTCTATTAACCTAGCAACTGTACACTGTGACAATATACCTAATCCATTTTTTGTGAAAGAGGTCTCGTTGGCATCATATAATTTAATTCGCTTAGAGAACTCTCCACCAATTTGGATAGTGTAAATATAAACACTACTTGTATTGCCTGTTATAACAATAGCTTTTTTCGATATCTTCTTTTTGCTTATAGTTACTGCATTAGTAGCCGTTATAGCAAAAGTATTAGATACTTTCTTCTTAGCCGTAATTGATACTGAACTTGCATTAGTTAGTGCAAATGACAGTGCTCTATTATGTCCTGCCACTACAACACTACTTGCATGAGTTATGGCAAATGTTTTAGATGTTTTCTTCTTAGCAGTAGTTACAATCGAACTTGCATTAGTCATAGCAAATGATCTTGATACTTTCTTCTGACCAGTTACTGCTACACTACTTACATCTTCACTCATATTAAATGATAATACTCCACCTACTGTATATGTTATTACTAGTTTGGGAGCATTAGCTGAACCATTTTCGTATCCGTTAGCTGTTATATTACAGTTTGGAGTAGTCGCTCTTCTATTTTTATGAAGAATTAGTATTGCATTACCGCTAGCCCATGATGCTTGGTTCACAATCTCTTGAATTATACTGGTGAGTTCTGGAGAATCGTACCAAGTACCTGCTACCCATGCGCCAGGAGCATCCCAATTTACAGAGGCAGTGGTCAAAGCTTTTGCAGTAAATGTAGCATCACTTGTTGGAGACGTTGGCGCTACAACATTGTTAGCATATATAGTCGTTTGTACACTTGCAAGAGCTAATGAGGACATAGCCTTATATTGGAGGTGTGCACCTGTGATTATTGCATTCTTAGGTATGGTTACATTTAAAAATCTAGCGAAGACATGATTATAACCACCATCATATCCTATACCTACATCAGCAATACTAAAGCCATCAGGCCATACCTGACCATCATCTGCATTTGCTGTAACTTGTCCTGTAAAAGTTGCCATTGATTCTCACCACCTTTGTATATCGGAATATAAATTACGTAATTGTGATTGATCCTGCGGTTATACTATATACACCCTGACCAGCAAACACTTCATCTGGAGTTACATTATACATAGCATACTGAGTTCCTGCGGTTAATGCGTCATAGAATGCTATTGCTTTAACAGTACACGCTGGCACATCAAAGTTAGGAAGAGTACCATTAAGTTGTATCTTACCTGCTCCACCAGTACCTGCGGTATCAAAAGTTACTGCTTTCCTTGCATATGCCGGTGAACCACCTGACACCTCTGTAGTTGCAGCATCGTCCGTAAACAATGCCATGTACGCGAATTTTGCTACTTTAATTGCATCTAGTGCTGCATTTAGTCCTGCTGCGTTTATTGCCATAAGTTATGCCTCCTAATATCTAAAATTTGGTGTTACCTCGATTTTACTAACGGTTCCAGTCCAGGATATGTTGTTAACTCCTGGTATTAGTTCTTGGAACTCTCCAGTCATATTATTATTCATATTTCCTGCACCACTAAAAGCATCTCCAATATCGGAATCGAGAGTTACTGAACCGATTATACTATTTATTAGTATTGCTCGACCATTAATGGTTAACACTACAGATCCAGTACCATAAATCTTAAATATAGGTAGACTGTTGATGGTTCCTATATTGTTAATGGTTGTTGGACTTGTAGTTAGGGTTATTACATCGTTTGCATCAACATACTTATGAGGTTGACACTCCAATAAAATTATAAAACTATGAAAGGTTCCTAATACTTTAGCAAACTCTATTTGATTCTTAATTACTGCTTTGTATACTTTATCGGGTTCATTACTAAATATAACATCACCCTTACCTGATAACCAGTTGCATATATAATCTAATTGTGATAAGTCATTGATGGAGCATTCAACTGATTTAATTACACTTCTGTAACTACCTAAGTCATTAGTCACATATCCATCTCGTCCTTGTACTGGTACTAACTCCATGTCTCGTTCTGCACTAAAGATTGAAGGTAGTTTATTAACAGTTAGAACACCAGTACTGTCTATGTCTTTAAATATGAAATACGGCATTCCCATTTAGCCTACCCCCAATCCTAAATTCTTTTGTCTCATGTAGAATGATAGTTCTTCCGCTAATGCTTGTACATCCTGCCCTCTAGCATTATTAAAGTTCTCTATTACAACAGTTAAACCACCATTTGCTTGTGAACCTGGTGTTGAAGATGAATTTGTTTTCTCAGAATTTCCTCCGCGGGATTTTTGGGATGCACTTATTGATCCTGCTATTGATAATCCATTGACTCCAGCCATCATACCATTCATCTGTTTACTACCATTTTGAATGTTTGTAAGGTCAAGTACTGGAGTGATAGTTGGTTGTAGATCCATGTTACCATCAACAGCGTCAGAGATACCTGCTATGGCTCCTGATAGACCATCTAAGGCATTAGTAGCAACTTCGGCACCTGCTTTAGCCGCTTTATCATTGTAACTGTTCAGTCCTATTACAAGACCCTCTCCAGCGTAAGCACCAACCTGCATGAATGCTCTGGATGGAGACTTCTCAACTAAGGCTGCCTTTGCTGCTACTAATGCTGCTCTACCCATCTCTGCGGCGGCTGCTGCTGCTCCTGCTATGGCCCCTGTTATACCTCTAATAAACCCAGCAACAACATTCTTACCAGCTTCTTCAAAGTCTTTAATAGAATCAGTAACTGCTAGTTTTCCTGCACCCATCATCGCTAATACAAGATTCTGTACTGCGTCTACAAAGGCTTGTTTATTATTGTTTATGGAGTTGGTAACACCATTTAAGAATGAAATGATCAACTGAAATCCAGCCTCTACTATTTTGTTCATGTTGGCCTGTATTCCTTGTAGGAACGCAAGTACTAGATTGACACCAGCATCTACTATCTTTGGCATGTTATCAGTTAAGACCTGCACAATTTCTAGTATAATCGTGATGACTTGAAGTATGATAATCGGAGCATTAAGTATCAATGCATTTAATAATGTTGTAATCAAGTTAAGTCCAAAGTTTACGATCTCTGGTATTATAAGATAGAAGGTATCTAATATAGTTGCTACTAGTGTAAGTACTGTTAAGGCTATTGTATCAGCACTATCAGTTAATGTTTGACAGAATAACACAATACCTTCACCTAGCTTTTGGATTATTATTGGGATCATACCAACAATAGCATTAATTATTATTACGATACCTGCTGCTATGACTACTGCTCCTGTTGACAGGGCTAAAGCCAATGCTGTTACCCCTACACTCATTAACACTAATCCTGCTCCGGCTAATGCTACACCTACTCCAATCAAGGCAATTGATCCGGCTAAGGCATATATAACTGGTACCAATGGTCCGAGTATTACGCCAGCAAAGCCTAAGACTACGAATACACCAGCTAAAGAAGTTAATCCTTTAACTATTGCATCCCAACTCATGTTACCTAATAATATCAATACTGGTACTAGTAGATTAAATGCTATTGCTGCTACTAATAATGCGGCTGAACCAGATAAGGTTCCTTCCATTGCTTTTAAACCTATTGCCATGAATGCTAAGGCTGTTCCCATAGCCATGAAACCCTTCATCAATTCATTTGGTGACATTGTCCCAAAGTTTCGAAGTGCCGTTGCTAATAGATTTAAAGCCACAGATATAAGTATTAATGATGCTCCTGTAGCCATAACCTGTTTTGACTCACCTGTCAATCTTGAAAATATACCTATCTCGGTAAGTAGTATACCTACACTGATCATTCCTTTGCTTATCATAGTCCAGTCCATAGTACCAAAATTTCTACACGCAGTTGCAAGTACATTCATAGCCACTGATAGAATAAGAATACCTGTAGCATTAGCTATTGCCTTCTCACTGAATGTTGTAAAGTTTAAGAATAAGGCTATTTCAGCACATAATACACCTACAGACACAAGACCTTTAACGATCATATCCCAATCCATAGTGCCAAAGTTTCTACATGCAGTTGCTAACAAATTCATTGCTGCTGCAAATATAACTAAACTTCCTGCTCCTTGAATCATAGATCCTTTGTTAGCTGCTAAAGCCTTAGATGTCAATACTAATATAGTTGTTAATGCTGCTATGCTAGTTATACCCTTTGCTACTTCATCCCATTTAAGTTTTCCAAAGTTGAGCATTGCAAATGATAGGATAAGAACCGCGGTAGATATGGTAGTCATAGCTACACCTAGTTTTATAAGTTGTCCTATACCTGCTCCGGCTGTAAGTTTACTTAATATACCCATTGCGGCAACTAATTCTATAAATACTCCTGTCATAGCCCCTAATGCTGAGGATAGTCGCTTATCATCTATCAATGACAATATCACTAAAGATGCTGCTAATATAGCAATAGCAATAGCGATGTTCATTAATGTCTTGGCTTTAAGTGAGTTCTGGAATGATTCTAAACTACCTCTAACTCCATCTAGAATACCTTTGATTCTATCTAAGAAATTAGTATCCTCTACCATATTCTTTAATGCGCCTATAAGTTTCTTAATTCCTAATAATATACCAGCTATTAATCCACCATTGACTACATCAAATACTCTTTTGGTAGTAATTCCAGAAAAGGCTTTCATCATACCTTCTGACAATTTATCGAACGCTTTACCTACTACTCCAATAATAACTAGTACTGGTTCAAATCCGAGTTTAACTTTATCAGAGATAGTAGTAAGTCCACTGAAATCAAGTTTGCCAAATGTCGCAAAAGTTTCCTGTATTTTAGTTACTATGTTCGTAACACCACTACCTAGGAATTTAAGAGCATTAACTACTCCCGTTACAGCATTGACGAAGAACCCAGATGTCTTTATAGATTGATCTAGTCCTACAAAGAAATTACCTATTTGTCCAGTAACACCAAGTAAATAATCTCCTACTGGAAGTAAAGCTTGTATTACTGCTCCTATAACACCAGCAATGGCCATGAATGCCTGTTTGCCTATATCAAGAATTACAAAGAAACCTTTAAAAGTCGCTTTAAGATTATTTGCTGTTTTATCACTTAGTTTTAAACTAGCCATGAAATCTCTAAATTTTACCGTTAAATCAATAAGACCTTGAGCTGTAGTCTTAGGGAATATTTCTCTGAATGCTTGACCTATAGGTGTCATGATAGACATTAATGAATCAAATGCATTCTTAAGCCCTAATATTAAGGCATCTCTACCTCCATTGGCTTTCCAGAAAGCTAGCATCTCGTTTCTAGCCTTTGCGGCTCCACCTACAATGTTACCAAAGCCATTATTGACTTCTGTGAAGAATGCTGCTGCTTCATCTTTATTACCTATGATATTTTCCCATGATTGAGCCCATCCAGATTGAACTGACTCTTGCATTGTGTTTATTAACTGAGAGAATGTCTTTACCTGGGTTGCTGCTTTGATTAGGTCTGGATCATTTGCAAATTTAGATAAAGTCTTTGTTAATACTTCAGATGTCAACCATCCATCTTTAAGTGTTTCTCTGAAAGGTACGCCAGCTTTAACTACTATACCCATTCCCTTTGCTGTATCCTTCAATGCATTTTGGAATAACTCTCCACCCATACCAGCATTAACTACAGAGTTCCAGTCCATAAGTTTAACCGAACCGGATGCTATAGCCTGTGAAAGCTGATACATCGCTGTAGATGCTTGTAGAGCACTTGAGCCTGAACCGGCAGCCAAGTTGGCTATACCCTTAATTGAGTCAGTAGAAGTCTTTAAATCAACTCCTGCGGCCGTAAATGTACCTATATTCTTTGCCATCTCAGCAAAGTTATATATAGTTTGATCAGAATATGTATTTAGTTCATTCAATGCTTTATTGACATCGTCTAGGGTTGATCCCTTAGTCTTTGTATTTGTAAGGATTGTCTGAATAGCATTCATCTTGGTTTCATATTCTTGCAGACCTGTCATAATCGGGTCGATAGTAAGAGATTTAACTAGATTAGTACCAGCAGTTATTGCAGCGCTTGAAATGTTAAGAAGGGCGGCAACACCAACTGCACCAAGAAGTGTTAATTTACTATTTATACTTTCTATACCATTAGCCATATTAGCCAATGAGAATGAATTGCCCGCCTGTTGTAAGTTGTTTAAACTTGCTGCTGACTTATCTAAATTTAATCCATTCTTAAGTGCGGTTAAAGAATTAACACTTGTCTTAATCCCACTCTCAAACTGACTGTTGTTGAATTGCATGTTAACAATACGTGAATCAACACTTGGCATTATTTAGTTACCTCCTTCCATATTTCATCTGCTATTTTGTCAAATATAGGTTGTATTACTGGATTGATGAAGTCACGTCCTTGGACATAACCACCATTTCGCGTACCATGACCGTACTGAATAAGTACAGCAATTGGTATACCACTTTCTACATGGGAATTTCCCCATTCTATTTTAAAACCACCTGAAGTCATAACCACATTATAATCCCAGGAATTAGCAGTCTCTCCAGTATCTACTGGTGTAGCAGATGCGAGTGCTGCAACTCCCTCACGTCCATATTTCTCTAGAGCAAGTAAATACTCACGAGATACACTTCTTTTAAAGAAATTTTCTGTATTATTAAAGCTTCCAGAGTGACTTATTATTATCATTTTTATTACCCCCCATTAGCTAATGTTTTTAATCGTGCCTCATTTAATTCAGTATTTCTACTCATAATTTCTCGAGTACTCATTTTCTTAGGAGGGGAGTTCTTAATATTAATAACATTTATGAGAGTCAAGAGTCGATTTAGATGCCCTTTTTGAC